AGAACATCAGTTCGCATATTGGTTTTTGTACACCCCCCGGGATATATTTTTTAAAAACAAAGGTTTAGAGACGGGACGTAGCGCCTACTTATGAGAGAGCTAACACCACAGCAAAAGAAGGTTCTGGAGTTCATCCAGGCGTTCATCAAGATCCGAGGATTCGCTCCTTGTTTACAAGAGATAGCCATAGGCATGGGCATGAAGAGCCGAAGCAACATACACAGGCTGGTGAGTGAGTTGAAGAAGAAGGGGAAGCTGTCAACCAAACCATTACTGGCAAGGACCATTAAACTCCGATGAGTGACTTGTTGACAAAGGACGAGATCAAGCAATACATGACATTGCTGGATTCTTTGCCAGAAGACTCACCACAGGTTGAGAAGGTTTGGGCGTTGCTTAAAAACCACAAACGAGCGATGTGCAGGGAATCGTTTATGCCGTTTGTGAAGGAGATGTGGCCTTCCTTTATAGGGGGTAAACACCATCAGATCATGGCGGAGGCCTTTGAAAGGGTTGCGGCGGGTGAGTTGAAGAGGCTGATAGTGAATATGCCTCCACGACACACAAAGAGTGAGTTTGCGAGTTACTTGTTTCCAGCTTGGTATCTAGGGCGGTATCCAGAAAAGAAGATCATCCAGACAGCACATACGGCGGAACTGGCTGTTGGCTTTGGACGTAAGGTCAGGAATCTGGTTGGATCGAGTGATTACCAGGGCGTGTTTCCTACAAAGCTTTCTTCGGATTCAAAGGCCGCTGGCAGATGGAATACCAACAAGGGCGGGGATTACTTTGCTATTGGTGTGGGCGGTGCTGTGACCGGTAAGGGCGCAGATGTGCTGATCATTGATGATCCTCATTCTGAGCAAGAGGCCATGCAGGGCAATCCCGCCGTTTATGACCGGGTGTATGAGTGGTATTCATCTGGCCCCCGGCAGAGGCTTCAACCGGGCGGGAGCATTGTGATTGTGATGACCCGCTGGTCCAAGAGAGACCTGACAGGCCAGGTAATTAGTAATTCCGTGGCCCGGGACGGGGATGACTGGGAGGTGATTGAGCTACCCGCCCTGCTTCCGTCTGGTAAACCCCTCTGGCCCGAGTTTTGGAAAAAAGATGAACTCGAAGCCATTAAGGCGGAAATTCCTGTCGGCAAGTGGGAGGCCCAGTATCAGCAGAATCCGACCTCCGAAGAGGGAGCCATTATCAAACGAGATATGTGGCGGATCTGGGAGAGCGACCAAGCCCCACGCTGTGACTACATTATACAGTCTTGGGACACCGCTTTCGAGAAAAATAACAGGGCTGACTTCTCGGCTTGTACGACCTGGGGGGTCTTTTACAAGACCAATGACGAGGGCTATGAGGTTGCCAATCTGATCCTGTTGGATGCCTTTAAGGAGCGGATGGAGTTCCCGGACCTCAAACAGATGGCCTACAAGCTTTACAAGGAATGGAGTCCTGACACCCTCATTGTGGAGAAGAAGGCCGCTGGAGCGCCCTTGATCTATGAAATGAGAAAGATGGGCATCCCGATGTCGGAATATACACCGAGCAAAGGATCAGATAAGATAGCCCGTGTAAACGCTATATCAGACCTGTTTGCGTCTGGTCTGGTCTGGTGTCCCGATAAACGATGGGCGGAAGAGGTGATTGAAGAGGTGGCTTCCTTTCCCAATGGTGATCACGACGACCTTGTGGATTCCACAAGTCAGGCTTTATTACGGTTCAGACAGGGCGGATTCATTCAGATCCCATCCGATGAAGAAGATGGAATCTTTGTGCCAAAGAAAGCCCGTTACTACTAGGTGAAAGAATATGGCGATTGAAAAATCATTGGCTCAAATGCCCGTAGGCATGATGGAGATCGAACTCGACGAAACCTCCGCTCCTATCGAAATTGAGATCGAGGCCGAAGAAGGCGAAGAGGGCATTGAGGTTGAAGTTGAAATCAAAGAGGTGACCTTTGAAGAAAACCTCGCCACCGAGATGGACGAGGACGACCTGGTCAAGGTCTCCGATGAAGTCCTTGATTACATCCAGATGGACCTGGATGCCAGGAAGGAATGGGAAAGAACCTATGCTGAAGGGATTCGGCTGCTTGGGTTGAAGATGGAAGAGCGAACCGAACCTTGGGACGGAGCTTGTGGTGTATACCACCCGATTCTTTCTGAGGCGGTCGTGAAGTTTCAATCCGAGACCATTCTCGCCACATTCCCGGCCTCTGGCCCGGTCAAGACCCAGATCATTGGCAAGATGAACCGAGAGAAGCAAGATGCCGCCTCCCGAGTTCAGGAAGACATGAATTACCAATTGACAGAGAAAATGCCCGAGTACCGCTCCGAGCATGAAAAGCTTCTCTGGTCACTACCAATTACCGGATCAGCCTTCAAGAAAGTTTACTTCGACCCCAGTTTAAACAGGCAGGTGGCGATGTTTGTCCCGGCAGAGGACATCATTGTTCCTTACGGAGCGTCCGATCTTCAGTCCTCGCCCCGTATTACCCACCGTATGCGGAAGACCGAGAATGAAATCCGCAAGCTCATGTCCCAGGGCTTCTACATGGATGTGGATCTGCCCGATCCGCAAGAGGTGAAGACCGAGATTGAGAAGCGCCAGAACGAAGAAACCGGCATTTCCGCCACCAAAGATGAGCGTTACACCATCTATGAGTGCCATTGTGAGTTCGATATGCCGGGGTTTGAAGACACCAAAGATGGCAGAACCACCCAGATTGCACTTCCCTATGTGGTGACATTGCTGTCAACCGGTGAAATTCTGGCAATTCGGCGGAATTATTTAGAGGATGACCCGTTTAAACAGAAGCGAATGCACTTTGTGCATTACATCTACATCCCCGGCTATGGCTTTTATGGCTTCGGATTGATCCATTTGGTGGGCGGATTCGCTGAATCAGCCACCTCCATCCTCCGACAACTGGTTGACGCAGGCACATTGTCCAATCTACCGGGCGGATTCAAGAGCAAAGACCTCCGAGTCAAGGGTGATGACACCCCGATTGCCCCAGGCGAGTGGCGGGATGTGGATGTGACAGGCATGAGCCTGAAGGAATCCATCATTCCATTGCCCTACAAGGAGCCATCCAGCACTCTCTACCAGCTTCTTAACACCATTGTGGAGGAAGGTCGTAAGTTTGCCTCCATTGCCGACCTGAAAATCGCTGATATGTCCGGGCAAACCCCGGTCGGCACGACATTAGCCATTCTGGAGAGGACATTAAAGGTCCAATCGGCGGTTCATGCCCGTGTTCATGTGGCAATGCGGCATGAATTCAAGCTTTTAGCCCAGATCATCCGGGATTACACCAAGCCCATCTACAACTATGACGTTCACGGGGACCGATTAGCCAAGATGGAGGACTATGACCTGGTCGATGTGATTCCGGTCTCCGATCCCAACGCCACAACGATGGCCCAGCGGGTGGTTCAGTACCAAGCGGCCCTTCAATTGGCCCAGGGCGCACCCGATATTTACGATATTCCGCTCCTTCACCGCCAGATGCTGGAAGTTTTGGGCATCAAGAACGTGGACAAGATCATTCCGCTGGAGGATGACTTTAGGCCCGAAGATCCGGTGAGCGAAAACATGAATATTTTGAAGAGCAAGCCCGTAAAAGCTTTCCTCTATCAAGATCACCAAGCCCATATCAAAACCCACATGAACCTTGTCCAAGATCCCTTGGTTCAGAAAATGGTGGGCCAGAGTCCCAACGCACAGGCGTTGCAAGCCGCCATGCAGGCGCACATTGCCGAACACATGGCATTCCAATACCGGGTCGAAATCGAGAAGATGCTGGGCGTTTCCCTCCCACCGGAGGACGACCAGCTACCAGAGGATGTGGAAGTCGAGCTATCCAGGCTGATTGCTCAGGCTTCTGACAAGCTTCTGCAAAAAGACCAAGGGTTGGCACAGCAAGAGCAGGCCAAACAGCAGGCTCAAGATCCCATCGTTCAGATGCAACAAGCGGAACTCCAACTCAAACAGGCGGAATTCCAGCATAAGAAGTCTATTGAAGAGCAGGAACTGGCGCTTAAAACTCAGATTGAGTTGGCTAAAAACCAACGTGAGAACAAGCGCATCGATTCGCAGGCGGAAATCGCAGGCGCAACCCTTGCACTCAAGGCCGCTGACAAGGAGAAAGATTTAAATCTCCGAAAACAGGAATTTGAGGGCAAGCAAATGACAGAAGGGGTCCGACTTGGAATTCAAGGAATGGCTAATCAAAGAAATAAAGAGTGAACAACGATCCCTCATTGACTCCGTTGCGTTTCAACCGTCTGAAGATTTTCCGGGCTACCGGGAAAGGGTGGGAGAAATCAGGGGGCTTCAACGAGTGATTCGCATATTGGAGGATTTACCTGATGACTGAAGACAATCTACCCATTCCAAAAGGGTATAAGTTGTTGATTGCATTACCAAAACTGGATGACAAGTTTGAAAATTCCAGCATTGTTCGACCTGATCATGTTCTTAAAAAGGAAGAAACCGGAACCGTTGTTGGGCTTGTCCTGAAAATGGGTTCGCTTGCTTTTAAGGATCAAGAGAAGTTTCCTGACGGACCTTGGTGTGAAGAAGGTGATTTTATTTTGATGAGGGCGTATTCAGGAACCCGATTCAAGATTTGCACCAAAGAGGCGGAACAGGAATTTCGTTTGATTAACGACGATATGGTTGAGGCCGTAGTTAGTGATCCCCGAGTAATTACACGGGCATAAGGAGTCCATCATGGCAGACGAAGAAAAGTACGAAATCGAGATCGAGGACGAAACCGTCCAAGATGTGAAAGAGCAAAAGTCCCCGGATGACGACATTGAGGTTTATGACGACACACCGGAAGATGACAGAAACCGGGAAGCGACCGGAGAATTTGATATTGGAGAGGACGAAATATCCACCTACGGGCAGAACGTCCAGAAGCGGATCAGACAACTTTCCAAGAAAATGCATGATTTCCGCCGAGAGAAAGAGCAATATTTGCGGGAAAAAGAAGAGGCGATGAAGTATGCCCAAGCTGTTGTTGAACAAAATCGCCTGTACCAGGAACAGCTCCAAAGGGGTGAAAACATACTCCTTGAGAGTCATAAGGACCGGATTAACGCCCGTATTGCTGAAGCGGAACGTGATTACAAGGAAGCGCATGAGAGCGGGGATACCGACAAAATGCTGGCGGCACAGAAGAAGCTCGCTCAGTACACGGTGGAACAGCGTGATGTAACCAATTACCAGCCCCGCTACAGCCCTGAACAACTCCAACAATTCAGGGCTTTACAGCAACAACAAAATCGTGTACAACAGCAACAAGAAATCGTACCGGACGAGCGTACAAAACAATGGGTTTCTAAAAACCAATGGTTTGAAACCAATTTAGTTTTACGCAATGCCGCACTTGGTGTTCACCAAGAACTAATGAATGATGGGTACACCCCTGGTTCACGGGAGTATTTCGAGCAAGTCGATGCTCGCATGAGAGAAGCTTTCCCGAATAGGCCAGAATTCAGGTCCAAAACGCCTGCAAATGTCGTTGCTCCAGCGTCGAGATCAACGGGTTCGACGAGAGTTAGATTAAGTAGGACGGCGGTGGAAACCGCAAAACGACTTAATGTGCCTCTCAAAGAATATGCCGAACAAATGATGAAACTTAACCAGGAGCAAAGAAATGTCTAATCGCACACCTCGTGAACTCGAAACACGCCAAAACTCAGGTAAAAGGTGGACACCTCCAAGTCTTTTACCAACACCGATTGATGATCCAGATCATAAGTATCGCTGGGTTCGTACTTCGTTTATGAACCAGCCTGATGACCGAAATCTCTCATCAAAACGGACCCAGGGATGGGAAGCAGTCCGACTGGAAGATCATCCCGAATTGCAGACTTACGGAAAAAATTCCGGCAATGTAGAAATTGGTGGGTTAATGCTTCACAAAACGCCAAATGAACTTGTAGATCAGCGTAATGCTTACTACAAAAAGTTCACCGCAGATCAGGCGGCGGCTGTGGATGCAACCCTAATGAAAGAAAACGACCCTCGGATGCCTATGTTTAGTGAGCGGAAATCGACCACAAGCAGAGGAACAAGAGGTTAACCCTTTGAAGGAGTAAGACATGGCTTCAGTTGCCTCCCCTTATGGCCTTAACCCAATCAACCTGATTGGTGGACAGGCCTTTAATGGTGGCGTTATTCGGGAGTACAAAGTTGCTTCCAATAACTCTGCCGCTATCTTCAATGGTGATTTGGTGGTTCTCAGTAGTGCGGGTCTCCCCTCTGCTGTAGGCTCCACACCGGTTGCCATTAAGATTCCCTCAACATCCGCAGATGCGACTGCTGGTATTGTTGGCGTTTGTGTTGGCGCTCGTTACGTCGATGCAACGGGCGTTGTTCAATATGCGAACTACCTCCCTGCCAACAGCATTACCGCTGGCTACACCGATGTTTGGGTCCGTGTGATGGACGATCCCGATGCGCTCTTCCAGGTTCAAGGAACAGCCGCTCTCGGCACGTTCAACAGCGGCACAGACGGCTCGGGATGGCCCGGTGCAGTCGGCAAAAATGCCGCTCTTGGTTTTGGAACCGCTGGTAACACAAAGACTGGAAAGTCAGGTGTCAACCTTGTGGTTGGAGCAAACGGCTCATCTCTGGCGGCGACTTCAACTTTGGCGGTTCGCATTGTTGATGTGGTTGACGGGACTCAGACGGATGATTACCCCGAGTTTATTGTTAAGCTCAACGTGGGTGTTCATTCCTATACCAACTCACTCGGCGTGTAAGGAGTTAAAAAATGGCTATTTCACGTTCCCAACAGCTAAAAGAACTCCTCCCAGGTTTAAACGCCTTGTTTGGTTTGGAGTACAAGAAGTACGAAGACCAGCATAAGGAGATTTTCGAAACTGAAAACTCCGAGCGTTCCTTCGAGGAAGAGACCAAGCTTTCTGGCTTTGGCTCGGCTCCCGTTAAGTCGGAAGGCGCTGCCATTGCTTATGACAATGCTCAAGAAGCTTGGACCGCTCGTTACAACCACGAGACCATTGCACTTGGTTTTGCGATTACTGAAGAAGCCCTGGAGGACAACCTCTATGACTCTCTCTCGGCTCGCTATACCAAAGCCTTGGCCCGTTCAATGGCGAACACCAAACAGGTTAAGGCCGCTAACATCCTGA